GATAGCACAACGAGAAGCTGATGCAGCTCAGGCAGCTATCGAACAGGCTCAGCGTGAGGCTGAGGAACAGGCAAAAGCAGATGCAAAGGCTTCCGCTCTGGCAAAGCTTGAGGCACTTGGGCTAACCGAGGACGAAGCCCTAGCGATTGTAGGTGGGTAATGCCCGTAACAAATAGCGAGGTATCAGTCGGGACAGCAGTAACATCTGTTTCTGGTCCACACATAAACTCTAAGTTTGTATATCTGCAAGATGGAGATTACGACGGCGATACTGAGGTTTACGTTGGCGGATCGGCTGTAACGACTTCCGCTGGCGTAAAGCTATCAAAGACCAACACAACCGTTTTTCAAACCAACGCAGACGACACGCTTTATGCCATTTGTACTGCTGATGGCGGCTCAGTTCGAGTTGTCGAAGTAAAGTAAAATAGATCTCAACCTAGACATTTTTCTGCAACTTTGAAAGGTGCCTGGTGGAAGAGGATATGACGCCCAAGTGGGCTGTAGAGCTAATGATCAGGTTTGAGCGCCTTGAAGCTCGCATCGGCACCAACGACGAAAGACACCACTCACACGCAGAGTGGGCTACCCGGAATATTAAGGATCACGAGATCCGTCTAAGGGCTATAGAGAAGAAGCTCTGGGGTGCTGTTGGTGCAGCAGGAATTATCGCAACAATCATCACCTTCATTGGCAGGACTGTCTAATGGCTAAGAGAGTCGCTGACTGGCGGTTGCCCTACCCTGACAAATACATCACGGGCCACTACGGCACGATGTCGGACTTCCGCCGTAAGAACGGTATGCAAGCGCACTCCGGCACTGACTGGGCGCGTCCTCTCGGCACCCGTATCCCCGCCATTGCCAAAGGCACAATTCGGTTGATTCAGTACAGCAAGGTCCTTGGCTGGGTTCTTGTACAAACAGCAATGGATAAAGACGGCAAGGTCTGGTACATCGGTTACTGTCATATGGACAAGAAGCCAGGGTATTCGGTCGGAGACAAGCTCACTAAGTCACAAACAGTAGGACTGATCGGGAACAGTGGGAAATCATCTGGTCCTCACCTACACGCAACCGCTTCGAAAACGCTGAAGGGAGTCTTTGGTGCAACAGCCGCAAAAGTGGACCTCTACAAACTCATTCTCGAAAACGTCAAAGGGACAGAGGCGAAACAAGCGGACGAGGAAGTCGAAAAGGTGGTGGAGCAGGTCGAGAGTAAAATAGTGTACGCCTGCCCTCACTGTAAGAAGGAATTATGCTAAAAGAGTATCTAAAGCAATTCGGTCTTAGATCACTCGGTCTTACCCTCGCTACGTTCTTCGGAGGCACCGCGATCGGTGCTGTGGCCGGAGACTGGCTAATGGGTTCGATTATCGGTGTCGGCTCTGCCTTTGCTGTTGTCTTTACGACAATGGGCGTATCGCTTGCCTGGAAGGGAACCCTAGAGATCAAGGATATTCAGAACGCATACCGCGCTGCTGTGGCTAAGTCTGACTCTGAGGCTGTTCAGGATGCCCTTGAAGTGAACGAGGACGGCGACTTTGATTTTGAGGACGTTTCAAACTATTCCGATTCAGACCCTGACCTAGCTGACGACGCTCCTTCAAAGTAAGCCCTCCCCAGATACCGTCAGTCTCATTCATCTTGATTGCATAGGTCAAGCACTCTGCCCTTACCGGACACACGGCGCATAGCTTCTTAGCTGTCCTGGCTTGGCTCTGGTCCTTCTCCATAACAGGGAACCAGATCTCAGGATCGGTGTTCATACACGGGGGGATAATGGGGGCTTTGGCTATGGCCTCAGCTAGTTTCAAATACTCTCTGGCATCTTGCATACGCACAATCTAAAGACAAGCAATCAGCTTGTCAAATTAGCGTTCGTCTGGACTTGTTCCGCCCCAGATGCCGTGCTTCTGTCGCGTCTCTAGCGCATACTCAAAACACTTGGTCTTGATCGGGCATTCATAACAAAAGCCCTTTGCTACGACTGTTGCCTGATGCCTAACCTCTGGGTCCTCAAAGTCCTCTGGGAACCATAGATTCGGGTATTTCTCACAGGGAACTCCACCTGCTTTATTTATTTCGTATAACAATTTGGTATACGCGCTTGTAAAAAGTCCCTGGGACAACATAGGGTAAGGCTACCTGACATTGGAGGCAAATGAAAACATACGCACCGCCCGTCCTAAACGGAGCAAAGCTACTCGGTGTATACGACCCAGGAAGCCCTGAGTGGCACTCTGAGCGGTCTAACGGCATCGGAGGTAGTGAAGTAGGCACCATACTCGGTCTGAACCCTTACGAGAGCGCCTACGCCCTCTGGGCTAAAAAGACCGGAAAGATCCCCAGCCAGATAAAAGAGAACTGGGCTATTCGGTTCGGTAAAGCTTTTGAGGGTCCCATTTTGGGACTATGGGCTGAGGAACACCCTGACTGGGAAGTAATGCTCACAGGGACCTATCAAGACGAACACTGCGAGTATCGCCACGCCAACCCCGACGCTATCGCGCGTCACACTGAGACTGGCGAACTAATGATCATCGAGGTCAAGACGTCTCGGCAGACCTGGGAGTCGGTTCCCCCTGCCTATGTAGCTCAGGTGCTGCACTATATGGGAGTGCTGAAGATCCAGCGTGGTGTGATTGTCGCTCTGGCCGGAATGACTTGGAACGAATACGACGTGCCATTCAGTCAAGGACAGATAAATGTACAAAACGAAATGCTTGAGCAGTTCTGGCACTGCGTCACTGACGACCACAAGCCAGCTTGGGACGGCTCGGACGCTACTTATCACGCAGTTAGGGCTGAGACGCCTGAGATTGACTTGAGAGAGGTCGAACTAGGTCAGCTAGGGATTGACCTTATCAAGGCCCAAGAGGCCTCTGACACGGCTTCTAGGGCTGTTACGAAGCTAAAGTCCCAAGTGCTGCACGAAATGGGCGACGCTAAATGGGGAACGATCGAGACTAAGAGTGGGCCTGAGCGTGTCGTAAGTAGACAACTTCGCGCGGGAGTACCATCATTAGTCATAAATAAGAAAGGAACGACGTGGATTTAGGGATTGGTAGCTACGTCACTATTCAGAAAGGCGTCACTCAGGTCACAGGCCTGGTAGACGGCATAAAGGTAAACGATAAAGAGGGGCTGGAAAGAATCAGCCTTATGGAGATGGATCACTGGTTCTGGATGGCCCAGGGCTGGCAGTTTCTAGTTGAAAGCGAGGAAGATGATGCCGAGATTCAACCTGAATGATTACGAAACAGTAGAAGAACGAATTAGGAGGTTCTACGATGAAAACCCAGATGGACGCATTGAGACGGAAAATCTTACGACTCCGGTGGACCGTTCGGTCTCAACTTGGGTTGTTCGCGCAAGCATATTTCTCACGGCAGGCGACCAAGCGAACCGTTTGCCGAAAGCTACTGGCCTCGCGTTTGAGGTGGATGGTGGTCAGGGTGCGAACCAAACTGCTGCCCTCGAAAACGCCGAGACATCTGCCATTGGCCGAGGTCTTGCGAACGCAGGCTATTCAGGAAATAAGCGAGCAACTCGCGAAGAAATGACCAAGGCCAACAAGGGTGTCACTCCGACAGCCCCTGGCAAGAATTGGTTGCAAGAAGCAGATAAGATTACCGATGTAGGCGGCTTACGCTGGCTATACGCTCAGGCGAAAACAGAGGGTGCCTCACCAGAGACACTAGAAAGGATTGAGGAACGTGCGAAAGTCCTCAGTGCTAGTGGCGAAGGTGAAGGAGCTGACGGAAGCTTACCAATCAGCGTTGAGAAGGGGTAAGCAAGATGAAGCTGACTTCTGGAACGTTGAACTCCTACACCACCTTTGGAGGCTAAGTGCTTCCATCTCAAGTCGTACAGGAGATCGCCCGGCTAACACAGGAGAATAGCCGAGGCGCAGACGCGCTATACGAAGCTGAGGTCGCTCTGGCCGAAGCCGAACACCACCTTGACACTGTTGAGCAGACAGCCTTCATAAAGAACGAAGGAACTGTCGCAGATCGCTCGGCGCTCGCTAAGTTAGAATCTGCTGATGCTCGGTTGCAGCGTGACCTTAGACGCGCAGAACACAACCGAATCAAGGTAAAGATAAAGACTATTGAGACTTCACTGATGGCTCTAGGGACTCAGGTGAAGCTAATGCAAGCGGAGATGAGATGAGCGTAACCCCTCGTATTAGACAAAAGCTAAAGCTACGCGACCCCTACTGTCTGCACTGTGGGACCGACATAGATTTGGTTGTCCACCATCGCAAGAACCGCCAGATGGGAGGCTCGAAGCTTCTAGATCATTATCAAAACCTGCTGATGGTCTGTGAGGAATACAACTTCCGTATGGAGTCAAGCGAGGTGGCCGCCGAGGATGCTCGGAGATTCGGTCACAAGCTCTCTAGCTGGCAGGACTTCTCAGACCCCGTTTATGACGAGTGTGATGGTAATTGGTATGTGTTGGAAGAAAACGGCTCTAAGACGCGTGTAGAGCCTCCTGAAGGTATGTTCTAATGCCTCTGATAAGGGGCTATCACTCTTTCGACGACCACTTCACCCAGATCCCAAACTCCTGGCTCAGGGACACGCGACTGAGCCTGAAGGCGATTGGGCTGCTGTCGCAGATTATGAGTCACAGTCCGGGCTGGAATATGAGCGTTCGGGCGTTGGCAAAGAGCAACGGAACTGGCATTGGAACTATCAAGAGTGCCGTTACAGAGCTGGAAACACACGGGTATCTGCGTAGATCAGAGACTCAGAAGAAGAACGCTGATGGCACGTTTGCCGACTACGACTGGACTACGACAGACCCGTTCCAAAACCCCGTCACGGTAAAACCCCGTCACGGTGAAATAGCACACAAAGAAGAACATATATCTATAGAAGAAAAAGATATTAAGAATAACGAGAGAACTAAAGCGCAATTTGAGGAACTTTTTACAGAGTTCTGGAACGCCTATCCTCGGAAGCTTGACAAGGCCAAAGCGTTTAGGGCTTTCAAGTCTGCGCTGAAGCGAGCAAAGTTTGAGGATGTCCTAGCGGGGGTGATTGCTTACCGCAACGACCCAAAGCGAGATCCAGAGTTCACGAAGTATCCGGCAACCTGGTTGAACAGCGATTCTTGGGAGAACGCTGCGACTACCCCTGAGAACAGGATTCGGTCAGAGAAAGAGCGCGAAGCCTCGAAGCAGTATCTCGAACAGATGAAGGAAATGGAAAAGAATTCCGCACCTGCCCCTAAATGCGAACACGGCAAGAATGTCGCTTTGTGTAATGTCTGTGTGGGCAAGTAGGCTAGGTGTGTGGATGAATTTGTTGATTGCTACAAATGTGGTAAAACCTTTGCCGTCAATCGCAAGCGCCGCAAGTTGCGGATGCACTGCGAAAGTTGTAGGGTCAATAAAGCAAGCACGATTCAGCAAGGTGACCTCAAATGCCTCCCCTGGCACGGTCACTTCGCCTCGGATATGGTGACTCCGGTGGATGAGAGCGGGCAACCGATCTTGCCAGGAGAGCGTATCTGCGGCAACGCTGATTGTGTGGCCCCAAGCCATGTGAAAGGATAAGGAAATGGCGCAAATCAAAATCAGTAACGCAACGGTCGCTTTTGTAAACAGCAAGGGCTTTACCGCCAAGGCACCTGTAACTGTTATGGGAGACACCCGCGACGAGTACTACAAGGTCTGGACGGACCACAAGGTAGCCGAGGGCGACACCGTAGACATCGTGGGTGATGTATCTGCTCGCGTAGAGGAATACAACGACAAGCGAACTGGCGACCTGAAGCGTGTAGCAGCACTGCACGTCAATAACCCAGTGATCAAGTCAGACACTCCGTTCTAATGACAAAGTTCGTAGGGCTAGGCACGGCGACGCTGCTGTGCCTGCTCTCCGTTCAGGCCGAACCCGTAACGGCTACAATGGGATTTATTTGGGCGGGGGTTCACGTTGCTGCCATACTCCGTCAATGGTATGAATCTGCATCTTGAGATCTTCGGTAATCCTGCGCCCCAAGGATCGAAGCGAATTATCAAGGGGCGACTTATTGAGGCCAGCTCTGAGAAGCTTCGCAAGTGGCGCAAAGAGATAGCTAGGGTCTGCACCGAAGCCCGCGCCCGCGACGAGGACCTGTTCTTCCTAGGCCCAGTGCGCGTAGAGGTTGTGTTCTTTATGCCTCGTCCGGCCTCGGTCAAGCAAGAGAAGCGTCCTTGGCCTATCGTGCCACCCGATCTAGACAAGCTCTGCCGTGGGCTGCTAGACGGAATCGGACAATCTGAACTTATCTGGGGTGACGACTCTCAGGTCGTAAACCTCTTAGCCACCAAGGTCTACGCAGATGCGCGTGAGCCTGGTGCCAGCGTCACCATCACGGGTGTATAACAAAACGATAACAACACGGCAAATGTCCTTGCCCTCCCCCTCCGCACTGTCTACAGTGAACAGTGAAAGGAGAGATATGAAAGTCTCAGAGATCAAAAGCAAAATCGAGTTTTTTACTGATTCTTTGTTTCAGTCAGGCTACGATTTAGGCTGGAATTCAGTTCTAGAAGAATTACACCAGCTATCAGATACAGAATGGAACAATGGCAACAAAACAACGGCGGAGGTTATTCGTAAGGCCCTCAAGGACATCAAGGGGGAGTGGGATGATGTGGAATAACTGGGCAGACTTCTGGTACGACTGCGCCGACTTCTTCTTTGGGAAGCAGATGGACAAGGCATACAGTCAAGGCATTCGTGCCGGATCGGAGTATGCGGCCAGGAACATCTCAAACAAGATTCACAACGTAGACACAAAGGCGCTGACAAAGACTCAGCGCGTAGGTCACGACGAAGCCGTAGCGGCAATGATTGTGGCTAAGAGGGAGATTATGCGCCAGACGGGAGCAATGCTTTGAGAATCGTAATCTGGGAACTGCCCTCCTGCGTACAGTGCGCTCAAACGAAGCGAGAGTTTGACAAGCTTGGTATCAAGTATTCGGTCAGACAGCTAAATCGCTCACCTAAAGCCGTAGAGCGTTTCAAAGAGATGGGCTTGGTGGCTGCGCCTATCGTAGAGACAGACGACCGCCGCTGGTCCGGCTTCAGGATCAACCGTATTCGGTCACTGCAAAAGCACCTGGAACACGAACGCGACCTCGGTATCAACGTGCCAGTAGAGCCTCTTAGGCAAGTAGCTGATGAGGTGCAAGAAGATGAGTGATCTACTTTTTGACTTAGCAGAGCGGCAAGCACCGCCAAGTAGTCCAAAACAGCTTAAGTTTGAAGTCATAAGAGCGCAAACCGCTTGTTTACTAAATGAAAAATGGCATAGCAGGTTGCCGATAATTGATTGGTCAAATGTGGTGCGTAACACTCATTATGTTTGCTACGGAGCAAAGTATGAAAATGAATTTTATGTTTCCGCAATTTGGTCGAGTCCAGTAGCACAAAATCGATTCAAGTATGGCAAACAAATGCTCGAACTCAGAAGAATGGCAATTAGTCCAGAGTCCCCAAAAAATACCGCTACTAGGATGCTTGCCTTTATGCGAAAAGACATAATGCATCGTTTTCCTGACATAGCTTTGCTTATTAGCTATCAAGATACCGAAGTTCACCTTGGAACCATCTACAAAGCAGACAACTGGGTGGCAGTTGCAGAATCGTCTGGATTGGAATGGAACACAGCAAAAAGAAAAAGAAATACGGAGCAATCTCTTGCCCCTAAAATTCGCTGGGAGTTCAAAATCAAAGACTTTGCAGATGAGGTAGAAGATGAAGGAGAGCAGAAGTGAATAAGAACGACCGTATCCACGCTAATTAGAGGAAGGCCGCAGCGCTCCTGCGGGACCGTACC